TGTCTCTGACGACATGAACTATCAGTTGACCGAGATCATGAAGGAGTACCGCCCGGAGCATGAGCGGATGCTCTTGAGCATGGCCTTGGCCGGTAACGCCTTTAAGAAGGTGTACTTCGACCCAAGTCTCGACCGTCAGACCGCTGTGTATATCCCGGCGGAAGATATTGTGGTGCCGTACGGTGCTGCCAACATTGAGTCAGCCGAGCGTGTTACGCACCGGATGCGTAAGACGAAGAATGAACTGATCAAACTGCAATATGCGGGCTTCTATCGTGATGTGGATCTGGGCGAACCGATCCGTGTCATGGACGAGGTTGAGAAGCAGAAGGCAGAGGATCAGGGTTTCTCGGCATCGATGGACAATCGGTTCCAGTTGCTGGAGATGCATGTCAATATCGACCTGCCGGGATATCCCGACGTTGATAAGAACAACAACGAGACTGGGATTGCACTGCCGTACGTAGTGACGATTGAGAAGGGTACGGGGACGATCCTAGCGATCAGGAGAAATTGGCGTGAGGACGACAAACTCAAACAGAAGCGACAGCATTTCGTCCACTACGGATATATACCCGGATTTGGATTTTACTACTTCGGCCTTATTCACCTCATCGGGGGACATAGTAAGGCTGCAACGTCCCTCCTTCGACAACTTATCGATGCAGGAACTCTCTCAAATCTCCCCGGAGGACTTAAGTCTAGAGGACTACGAATTAAGGGAGACGATACTCCGATTGCACCGGGAGAATTCCGAGACGTAGACGTACCGAGCGGCGCTATTCGCGACAATATCCTGCCCCTGCCATACAAAGAGCCGAGTCAGACTCTTGCTCAGTTGATGGACAAAGTGGTCGAGGAAGGACGCCGCTTTGCTGCGGTGTCGGATCTGAAGATCAGCGATATGTCCTCGCAAGCTCCGGTGGGCACCACGCTTGCCGTGCTTGAGCGTGTATTGAAGGTGATGACTGCCGTTCAGGCGCGTATCTACTACACCATGAAGCAGGAGTTTAAGCTCCTTGCCGCGATCATCCGAGACAACACGCCTGACGAGTACAGCTACGAGCCAGAAGTTGGTGACCGCAAAGCCAAAAAGTCTGACTACGACGATGTCGATGTCATCCCAGTCAGCGATCCGAATGCGGCAACGATGTCGCAGAAGGTCGTGCAGTATCAGGCTGTATTCCAGCTAGCCCAGTCGGCTCCGCAACTCTACGACTTACCGTATCTGCATCGTCAGATGTTGGAGGTCTTAGGTGTTAAGAACGCTGCCAAGATTGTGCCGATGCCGGATGATCAAAAGCCGACCGATCCGATTACCGAGAACATGAATCTTTTGACGGGCAAGCCCGTGAAGGCGTTCATCGAACAGGATCACGAGGCTCACTTGCAGGTGCATATGGCCGCGATGCAAGACCCGAAGCTTATGCAGGTTGTGGGACAGAACCCGCAAGCGCAGAGCATCATGGGTTCTGCACAGGCTCACATCATGGAGCATGTGGCGTTCCAGTACCGCAAGGAAATCGAGAAACAGTTGGGCGCACAGCTTCCGCCGTACAAGGAAGACGACGAAGATGCACCGAACATGTCGCCCGAGATCGCAGCGCAGGTTGCTCAACTTGCCGCCGCTGCCGCAGCCCAACTTCTTCAGAAAGATCAGGCCGAGGCTCAGGCGCAGCAAGCCGCGCAGCAAGCGCAAGATCCGCTCATCCAGATGCAGCAGATGGAGCTTCAACTTCGTGCCAAGGAGCTTGAACTCAAGGCGCAGAAGATGCAGCAGGATATGCAGTTGGAGTCTCAGAAAGCGGTGGTGGCTGCGGCTACTAAGGCTGACGAACTCAAACTTCGCGAGATGGAGATCCGCTCCAAGCAAGAGCTTGAGGGGGCGCGGCTTGGCGTTGACATCGCCAAGGAGAAGCGACTCTCTGATCAGCATGAGCGTGAAGCGTCCGAGCGCATGGAGCTTGAGGGTGCCAAGCTCGGCATCAACATCGCGCGAGAACAATTTATGGCGCAGCAACAGCGTCAACAATCCGAGAGGAAACCGCCGAAAGGCAAAGGTAAGTAATGTCCTATAGCACACCACTCAGCTATCTCGACTCTAAGCTCGACGACGAGCGTCGATTGATCGTTGAGACACTAATTCAAGGCAAGTTAGACGAGCCTGAATACAAGAGGTTATGCGGCGTTCTGCAAGGTCTGGAACTCGCTAAAAACCACATCAAAGACCTAGTGAAGCGTATGGAGCAAGACGATGAGTAACATCGACATTGAAAAAACACAGGAAGAAGCTGCGAAAGCAAAGCTTCTGCCGGAACCGAAAGGCTTCCGGATACTCTGTGCGGTACCGCACGTTGAAGAAGAGTTTGACGGCGGGATTATCAAAGCAGACGACACCAAACGAGTTGAGGAGCAGACCACGGTGGTGCTGTTCGTCGTCAAGATGGGAGACCTCTGCTATCAGGATAAAGATCGGTTCCCGACCGGGGCTTGGTGCAAAGAGGGGGATTTTGTCCTCACTCGCCCGTACTCAGGCACCCGTGTGGTCATTCATGGCCGTGAGTTCCGAATCATTAACGACGATACGGTGGAAGCGGTGGTTGAAGATCCCCGTGGAATCCGACGAGCATAAGGAGTAAGTCATGTCTGAACAGACAGAATTTAAGTTTCCTGACGAGTTAGACGATGCGAAAGCCCCAGTCGCGGAGGATGACTCAACCAGTATTGAAATTATAGACGACACGCCAAGTACGGATCGTGGCCGTCCCCCGCTTCCTAAAGAGGTTGTAGATAACCTTGATAATGACCCGCTGGATGAGTACAGCGAAAAGGTCAAACAGAAGCTTATTCAGGCTAAGCGCGTTTACCACGATGAGCGTCGCGCGAAGGAAGCAGCAGCCCGTGAGAAGGAGGAAGCCCTCCGCTTTGCACAGGCTCAGATGGAGGAAAATCGCCAGTTAAAACAACGACTTGGCGTTGGGGAAAGGGTCTTTGCCCAAGAGATTACCAAGGCTGCGAATACTGAGCTTACCGTTGCGAAAGATAAGCTCCGCAATGCCTATGAGTCAGGAGATGCAGAAGCGATAGCTGAAGCCCAAGAGGCTTTGACTGACGCCAAACTTCGCCTGCGTGATGTAGAAAGATTTCGTCCGTCTTTACAAGAGGACGGAACAAGCGTAAATACTGATAACAAGCAGGTTCAAGCTGCGCCACAACAGTATTCCGCCCCGCCAGTTGACCCAAAGGCAGAGGCTTGGAGGCAAAAGAATACGTGGTTTGGCACAGACGAGGAGATGACCGCCCTCGCTCTTGGACTGCACGAAAAATTGGTTCGTGGAAAAGTCGATCCGCGTAGTGACGAATACTACAAAGCGATTGACCAGACCATGCGTAGGCGCTTCCCCGAGTATTTTGAGGAAGAAGCTGATCAAACGTCGAATGTGGTTTCTGAAAAAGAGAAGCCGGTTCAGCGTACAAAAGCAGCCAACGTAGTTGCCCCAGCTACACGGTCAACAGCCCCACGTCAGATTCGTCTGACGACAACACAAGTTGCGATTGCTAAGAAACTTGGCTTGAGCAACGAAGATTATGCCCGTGAACTTATGAAACTGGAGAACTCAAATGGCTGAAAACAGATTAGCGCGTGAACTCGATAATCGAGAAAGCAGCAAGCGCAAACAACAATGGACACCGCCCCAAACGCTCCCTGAACCGGAGCCGCAGGATGGTTGGGTGTTCCGGTGGATTCGGACGAGCATTATGGGTCAAGCAGACCCCTCTAATACGTCCGCTAAGTTTCGGGAAGGTTGGGAGCCTGTGAAGGCTTCTGAACAACCCAAATTGATGATGCAAGCCGACCCCAATGGACGTTTTAAAGACAACATTGAGATTGGTGGGTTGTTGCTCTGTAAGGCTCCGGCTGAACTGATGAAGCAGCGTGATGATTATTACGCCAAGCAAGCTCAGTCTCAGTTGCAGTCTGTGGACAACAATTTTATGAGGCTGAACGACGAGCGTATGCCCCTCTTCAATGAGAAGAGATCTACGGTCTCGTTCGGTAAGGGCAAATAACTTTTTTGGAGTGACAAATGGCTTATCCTACCGTTGACAAGCCGTATGGCTTGAAGCCGATCAACTTGATCGGTGGGCAGGTGTTTGCCGGTTCGACCCGTCAGCGTCGTATCGCTTCCAGTGCGGATAGCATTGGTTTCGGCGACCCGTTGGAGTTCGCATCGGACGGCACCGTTAAAGTAACGACTGCCACGACGACGGCCCCGACCACTGGCTTTGCCGGTGTGTTTTTGGGCTGCACGTTCGTGTCCTCTGTGACGGGTCAGCCGACCTACTCGCAGCAGTGGACTTCGGGTACCTCGGTCAAGGCCAACACGTACATCGTTGCGTATGTGGCTGATGATCCGGACACCCTGTTCAAGGCTGTGGGTGTGACGGCTTCGCTCGTTGTGTCCACCACGGGTGGCTTCACGTATTCGAACGTTGGTAACAACGTGGCTCTCGTAGCCAATACGCTGAACACCACGACTGGTGATTCGCAGCAGGGTCTGTTGGTCTCGTCGGCCAGCACCACGCTGTCTCTGCCAATCCGCATCGTTGATGTTGTTGAAGACACGTCCTTTGTGTCGAGCGGCACCGTCTATTACCCAGAAGTTATCGTTAAGTTCAATGCAGCTTACGTGAACTCTGGTGTGATCGAGGGTGGTCACTCTTACAACAACCCGACTGGCGTTTAATAGGGAGTTCTAAGACATGGCTATTTCACGCGCACAATTACTTAAGGAACTCCTTCCGGGCTTGAACGCCCTGTTCGGCCTTGAGTACAAGACCTACGGTGAGGAGCATAAGGAGATCTACGAAACCGAGACCTCCGAGCGTTCCTTTGAAGAAGAGACGAAGCTGAGCGGATTCTCCGCTGCCCCGGTGAAAGCCGAAGGTTCAGCCATTGCGTATGACAACGCGCAGGAAGCTTGGACGGCTCGTTACAACCACGAGACCATC